CGCTAGCCGCGGTGCCGCCAGGCCACGGTGAAACGGATCTCGCACCACCGGCCCTCACCGGCCGGCTGCGGCTCAGACGTCTGGACCATCTGGTAGGCGGAGATCCGCGCGGGCAGGCCGGGTACCACCGCACCACCCAGCCGGCGGTCGGCGGATACTAGGTCACGGATGGCGTCGTACAGGACGAACGCTGCTGTTCGGGCCGCGCTGGCCGCACCCGACCCGGCGCGGCGGACCGCGACGATGCAGGGAATCTCGACGGACTCGTACTCCTGCCGGGACAGCTCGGCGTAGGCGATCGTCACCCCCGACTCGTCATCCTCCGGGGTGATTCCGATGGCGACCATGGTGTCGCCACGCTCGGCCGGCCAGCCGTCGGAGACCACCACCGGCGCAGCCGCCTCCGGCAACGCCCGCACACCGGCCACCAGGTAGTCAACTGCGGCGGGGATCGAGCTGGTCACAGGACCACCGGCCCGCGCTGGTCGGGTTGCAGCCGCTGCGTCACGGTGTTGGGGACGAAGAAGCCCAGCCGCAGCGCACCCTGTAGCGAAGCCTCCGCACCCGCCGTCACACCGAAGTCGTCCGCGGCGCCACCGTCGAACGGTGAGTAGTTTCCGCCCTGCTGAGGACGCCAGTTGATCCGGATCAGGTCGCGCACCCCGTCCAGCACGTTCGGCGGTGCCATCGCACGGCCGGCCACGTAGGTGGCCTGGATGTTACGCAGCCCAGCCGGCCAGTTCCCGTTCTCGTAGCGGACCAGCCCGGACGGGCTGGCCGTCCAGTTGGCCGCGGCCACCTCCACCCCGTCCACCTTGATCTGGGTCACGGAGATCACCGGGCGGCGTTCCAGCACAATGTGCCGGCTGCCACCGGAAGCGGTCTCCACGAAGGTCCGCGGGGCGACCACGCCGACGATGTCCTCCACCACCGCGCTTGCGGAGAGGATGAACCCGCGCAGCTCCTCATCGCGGGTGGTGTCCGTCGCGGAGATGTTCAGGTGGTGCTTGACCTCGGCCAGGCCGACAAGCGCCGGCCAGGTCGGGTCTGCGACGTTGAACGCGTCGGCGTGGGCGGTGACCGGGCCTGTGGTGACCAGCCGCCAACGGTGCAGGCCGCCCTGCACCGTTGGGTAGTCGATGCGCAGAATGCCGGTCTCGGCCGGCGCCGGCACCGACGGAGTGACCGCGGTCAGGTCCGGCAGGGTGATCGTCAGGACCGAGGTGGCCGGGGTGGTCAGCACGCCGTCGGCGTCGCGGATGGCCACCGCGACTTGGAAAGGGTCGCCGAGATCGATCACGTGACACCCCCTGGGGTCGGCACCCGCTGAGCGATGACGGTGACGCTGGCGGTACGGCCCGCCACGGCCGTGGCGGTCCCGGGTCGGGTCGGGTCGAACGCGGCCACCGTCGCACCCAGCGCCAGGCCGAGCGGCACGTCGGCGACCACCGCGTGGCCGGCGCCACCGACCGCGCCAACCGCCACAGACAGCGGCACCGCGGCCGTGGCCAGGTAGCCGGTCGCGGTCGTAGCAACCAGGGACAGGGCGAGCGGGATCGTCGCACCGACCTGGCCGGGAAGCACCACCTCGGGCGCTTCGACCACCGGCGCGACGACCAGCGCCAGCGGAATCCCGGCGGCCGCCTGGTAGGTGGTTGCTGTGGTCGCGACCACGGACAGGCTCAGCGGCACAGCCGCGGTGACCTGGCCGGGCGCGCCGACCACCGGCGCGACGACGACCGCGGCCACGCCCAGCTGGAGCGGAACCGTAGCGGTCACCTGGTGCACGGCCGCGGCGGTGGCAGCGGTGGCAACCGACAGCGGCACGTCGGCGGTCACCCGGTGCTCCGCCGCGGTCGTGCCGGCAACGGCCACAGACAGGCCAATACCCGCGGTCACCTCACTGGCACCGGCCGGTGCGTCGACCGTCGCCGCCACCTCGAGGGCCAGCGGCACGGCCGCGGTGACGGCATGGTCCGTCTCGACGGTCGCGGCGACCGTGACCGCCAGGCCCACGTCGGCGGTCGCCTGGTGCTCGGCCTCTGCAGTCGCGCCGACCGCCAGTGTCAGCGGGATAGCCGCGGTCACCTGAGGTGTGGTGGTCACGCCGGTGGACCACACCACCAGCGCGACGCTGATCTGTTTGGCCGCGTCGCCACCGGGCAGGGCGAGTGTGTCCGCGCGGACCCCGGCGCCCTGGCCGTCCAGGATCAGGTAGCCGGCGACGCCGCCGTTGCCGCCTGCGCCCTTGCCCGCATACCCGTCCAGCAGCAGGTTCCCGCCGCCGACCAGCCCCGGGTTGATGTCCGCGTTGGCCCAGGTGGTGCCGGCCGCGCCACCGTCGCGGATCACCGCGGCGGCGACCAGCAGCAGGTCCCCGGCCGGGATCGACGCCGTGTTTCCGGTGGCCAGGCTGGTGACGAACGCGGTGTCGGAGTCGGCCACCGCAGCGGCGGCGAAACCGAAGCTGCCGCCCTCCTGGACCCGCAGCCAGATCGCGTCGGTGGAGTCACCCGACCAGGCCGCCGTGAACACGCCGCCGACCACCTCGGACGCGGGCACCAGCTCGGCCACGCCCACCGACCGGCGGGCAAGGTCGTTGGTCGGCAAGGTGGCCTCAACCACCCGGTTGGTCCAGCTGGACCCGCCAGCGTTGGGTGTCACCCCGAAGCTGGTGCCGCCGCCGCGGGACCAGGCGATGCAGACCAGCCGCTCCCCGACCGCGCACGACAGCGTCGCGGGGTTGATCGACACCTCACCGGAGACCAGCCCGGTGGCACTTGGCGCCGCGACGGTCGGGGCGACCGCCACAGCCAGCGGGATGTCGGCGGTAACTGCGTGGTCGGCTGCCATAACCGGCGCCACCGCCACCGACAGCGGAATCGAGGCCGTGACGATAGCCGGCGCGACCTCGGCCACCGAGAACTCAACCCACGAGTCAGCGTGGTTGATGTTCAGGGTGAAGTTACGGGAACCGCCGCCACCCGCCTTCCCGAGCTCCAAACTCAACGCGAGCTTGTCACCGGCGACGAACGGGCCAGCCAGTGCCATGGTCTGCGTCTTCACGCCCGCTGTGTTGTGCGCGGTGGATGGCGTGGAGCTTTCCTGGAGCACGTCGGCGCTGTTGTACCTGTGCACTATCCAGCGGTACTGGAGAGTGCTCGCTGACACCGCTGCCATCGCGATCGACGTGTCTATGGCCACGCCGGCGTCCACCGCCGCGTCGACAACCCGCCAGAACCGCAACACCTCGGTGAAGCCACCGGTGCTGATATTGCCCGAGCCCACCGTGGTGGGGGTGCCCTGGGTCTCCGACAGGTCCCGGATGATGCCGGTAGCACCCGGCTCATCCTGGGTGCTGCGCAGGTAGTTCCGCGACAGGGCAAGGATGCTGGCGGTCGCGTAGATGAAATCCAGGTCGGTGGCAGTGGTCGGAACCCCGACGCCGGCCGTGGTCTCATCAGCCCGGTTGAGCGTGAAGTCCTCAACGAACAACAGCGCGTCGGGCTGGCTGAACTCCCACCCGGATGACGGCACCGCGGTCCGCCAGTTGTCCAGGTGCTCGTCGAGGCCCGCCGCCTCGATCGCGGCGTCTCCGCCGGCATCGGCCGCCCACGGCAGGGAGTTCGCCCAGATCGCCGCGGCGGCGAAGTCGCTAGACGCGCCATACCCGGAAGCCGCGTCGAGCGTACGGACACTGCCACCCGTCGGCGGAGTCCAGTCCAGCTGCGTCTCGGTCCCATCCTCGTGGACCCAGATACCTGTGGCCAGGTTCTTCAGGCTCCACCGGGGACGCACATCTCCCGTGTCTTTTCGTGCGACCAGCAGGTGCCAGTCGTCGATGGTGACGGCTGGTCCTTCCGTGCCCCAGATACCGCCGCCCTGCCAGAGAAGCAACGGATCCCCACCCAGCACGCCGATAGCGCCCAGAGAAGCTCCGACAAGGTCGTGCAGGGTCACGATCCAGCGCAGGACCGGGTCTACCGCCGGCCGGAACAGGATCGCGATCGTGCCGTAGGCCAGGCCGTCGACGCCACCCAGCCCGGTCGAAAAGGCGATGTCGTCGGTGTCGCTGAGCCTACGGACGATCGGCATAGGTCAGGCCCCCCTAGAACAGGGCTTCGACCTGGGGCGCGAAGGCGCGGAAGTTCTTGGCGCTGGCCAAAGCCTGGGCGCCCAGGTAGATCTGCCGCAGCTGCGCGTACTCGTTGTTGACCGTCCCGACGAGGTTGGCGTCGGGCGCACCGGTCGGGTCGGCCTGGTCGAAGCCGAAGTTGGCGACCAGGCCCGCGGCGCCCTCCTGCTGAAAGAACGCGTCGAACTGGGCGATGTCGTCCATGATCTCGCGCAGCCGCACCGAGATCCCACCGATCGTCTTGTTGATCTGGTCCTTCGTGGTCAGCGCCTTGTATCCAGCGGCCATTTGTTCCTCCTCAGGTGACGGTGATCGGCGCGGCGGTCAGGTCGAGCTCCCCCGCGGCATTGAAGGTCGGGTCTCCGGCGAGCACCACGGAGAAGCGGAACGACCCAGCGGTCTCGTCGTCGAACACCAGCAGGTGAGACACGGCCGCGCTGCCGGTACCGGTGAAGCTCAGCGTGGCAGCTAGCGCGGCAACCCCACCCGACGCGGCGTTGTACGTCGGTGCTAGCCGCTCGTTGCTGACCTGGTCGCCGGACGTGGCACCGTCGCCGATGGCATACCAGCCGGTGGTCTCCAGGTTCAGCCCAGCCGCGTCGGCGGCGGCGTTCAGCAGAGGCGTATCACTCACAGGTCTCCTCCTCAGGCTCGGGCTGGTCGGGCTGGTCGGTGGGCTCCGGTTCCGGCTCGCCCACCCCAGCCAGCGACAGGTCAATCCGCGCGGTCACCTTGGCCGGCTCCATCACTGGTTTCCTCCATGCGCCTGGCGTGTCCGGTCCGGGGTGGTGCCCACCCACACGTCTTCTTCGGCCTGGTCGGCCATGGACTTCCCCCGTTCACCCCTCGGGCTGTTCCTGCTCGGCCGCGGCGATCTGCCTTTGCAGCAGCCGGATCCGTTTCTGCGCAGCGGAGACGCGGCTCAGCTCCTGCCGTAGTTGCCGCCGCCACAGGTCCAGCTGCTTGGCGGCCATCCCACCCCTCCGGTAGTTGCTGAGCGCGCGGATGGTGACAACCTGCCCGTCGTAGCGCTGGTCCAGCGCTGAGGCGTCGGCGCCGATGAACCGGTGCGCGTGCCGGCCGGCGGCCTGCCGGCCGGGTACCAGCGACGGGGATATCCGGTGGTCCACCAGCGACGGCCACGGGTACCACACGTTCAGGCCCTGCGTCTGGCACCAGCGGGAGATCCGCTTGTCGTAGTTGGCGACCTCGGTACGCCGGTCGGCCCAGGTGATCATCGGCTCGATCAGGTTGCAGGGCATGACGATGCCGACACCCCAGTGCAGCTGGGCCATGGCCAGCCATGACGTGTCGGGGCGGGTGCGGTCCACCAGCTGCTGCACCGCCGCCCGCAGCGGCCGTGCCCGGCCGGCGTACAGGCACAGCGGCGTCTTCGCCGGCACCACCCGCAGTGCCTTTTCGATTCCGGCGACCAGGTCCCGGGGGATCACCGCATCGTCCTGCACCACCAGGTGGTGGGTTTTGGCCGGGTCGTAGGCGAGCATCGACCGGCGCCCGGTGTCCCACCGGTTGTCGATCTGGTCCCACACCACTGTGGCCGGCCGGTCGAGTTTGGCCAGCAGCTCGGGGATGAACGCCTCCCGCTTGCGGTGGGCCATGATGACCACCGACACCGACGGACTCACCGGCGCCTCCACAGGTAGAACCCGGGCACTGCCGGGTCTGCGGCTGCGTCGACCAGCTGCCAGCCGTCGGGGGCCAGGTGGGTATGGCGGCGGTGCCGCACATGCGCAGCTGTGCTGGTGGCGTCCACGTCGGTGGAGTGCACCAGAACCAGCCGTCTAGCTGAGGCGAACAGCCGGCCCCAGTACGCGGTGAAGTCGTCGTCGGCCACCAGGTGGAAGACCACGTCCAAGGACAGGGCCAGCTCGGCGCGAACGTCCACCGGCGGATCGGCCGCGGGCCAGGTCAGGAACGCCCGCCCTGGGTGCCGGACCAGACAGCGGGCCACAGCAGCCGGGGAGATGTCCACGCCCAGGTAGGTCGCCGGCAGGTCGAGCAGGTCGAGCTGCTGCCCGTCGCCGCAACCCCAGTCGACCACCGAGGTCACCTGCTCGCGGCGGATCAGGTCGTTGACGTAGGCGGCCTTGCGGGCGGCAACGGAACCGGTCGAGCCGGCGCCGGAGCTGCCCCCGGCCACATACCGCAGGTCCCAGTAGGTGGTCAGCGGGCTCGCCCCGGCTGCCTGTAGCAGCAGGGTCCGCCGCTGCCGGGCCTGCCGGCGGCGTGCCCGGCGCAACGCCCGGGTTCGGCGGCTCACCGCCCCGGCCCGGGAGCCACGCATGGCGGGTCCCGATCCCAGCGCCACCGTGGGCGCGGTGTCCGCCAGTCAACGCCGTAATGCGCCACCAGGTAGTCCTGCGGTGGTGTCGGCATTCTGGTGCGCACCCCGTGCAGCTCAACCGGTGCCAGGGTGTCGAACAGCCGGGCGGGGAACTGGTAGACCAGCCGGCCGCGGGCAAGCTCGTACCACACCCGGTCGCGGTCATGCTGGTGCCCGTGGATGTCTACCTTCACCCCGCTGTGGACAGCCCACAGCTGGCCCGGCCGGTCCCGCTTGACCGGCCACCCGCCGGCGAGGAACGCCGCCCGAACCATGGGCATGTCCGCGTGCCACACCCCGAGGTCCACGTCCGGGTCGCCGGGTAGCAGCCGACCCTCCCGCACCGCCCCCAGCGCCGCCCCGTCGGACAGCCACCACCGCACCGGAACACCTTCCAGCACCTTCGCGGCCAGGCGGAAGGCGTCAACCTGCGGGGTCACCGGTCGATCCTGACCATCTGCCGCACCCCCAGCCCCTCCACCCGGGACGGCGGCGGCGTGGCCCGGTCCAGCCAGGCGCGCAGCTCGGCAACGACCAGGGGCAGGTGCCCGTCCTGGGAGACGACCACACCCCGGTCGGACAGCAGCGGCCACAACGCGTCGATGCAGGTGCGGGTCGACGCGGCCAGGTCGACGTCGAGGTAGGCGCCGGCGACCGGCCGGGCCAGGCCGGGCATGGTGTCGGCGAACCAGCCCGGCACCCACTCGACCCGCTGCGGCACCCCGAACCGGGCAACGGTCGCCTTGGCCTCGGGCAGCGTGGCGGCCAGGTTCCCGCCGCGGAACCAGCCCCGGATGGGCCGGCCGGTGATGGACCGGTGGTGCGCCTCGGTGTTGGGGGGCAACCCTTGGAAGCTGTCGAACACCACCAGGGTGGTGTCAAGCGTGTCGGCAAGGTGCGACAGGCGGGCGGTTCCGGCACCCTGGTAGCAGCCAGCCTCTACCAGCACACCCGCGGGTTGCCGGTCCAGGATGGCGTCGGCGAACAGCATCACCTGCTCGACGGTGTGGATGACCCGCCCCG